CGGCCCGTTTTTAGTGCGGGCTTTTTTGTTATCATTCGTGTCATAAAGTTCACAGGTGAGAACAGATATGGCCGTTTATATCCCCGTCAGACACTTAGGAAAGGCTTTTATCGAAAGCCAAGCCAAAACACCGACCAAACAGCAAAGGGACATTAGCAAGGCTTACCAGAAGCTACATGCGCGTGTTCAGCGCAACCTTATCGGCTTGCCACCATATCAAACTGAAGTTCTATTTCATCCGACTCGCAAATGGCGAATGGATTACGCTTGGCCCGACTTAAAGATTGCCTTGGAGGTTCACGGCGGTACTCATTCAAATGGGCGTCACACTCGCGGCGTTGGCTTTGCAAACGACAGAGAGAAGATGAACGAAGCGCAGCTTTTAGGCTGGATTGTTATTGAGGTTGCATCGGACAACTTAGGCCAGCTTAGAGGCTGGTTAGAACGTGCTTTTGATCATCGAACGAAAACAATGAACACTGAACAGTGATAATATGTTGACGCAATTGAACACTCGGAGTTAGAGAAGTGGCGAGAATTAATTGGGAACGCATTAAAAAACAATACCTTAGCGAATACGAAGAAACTGGCGTTGACGTTAAGACGTTTTGTGTTCGCAATGGTTTAGTCTACTCCACAGCAAGAAAATACTTAAATAACAAACTGTTACAGAGAAAAGAGAACAAACCAAGCGAACAGAACGCGAACAACGAAGAAGTTCAGGGCGAAAAATTACAACCCAAAGGGATCACACCGCCCAAAACCAAAATCAAACGCAAGAAAACCGCGAATCAATCAAGTGCCAAAAATGGACACGGTGGCCGTCGAGCTGGCGCTGGCGCTCCAAAGGGAAATAGCAACGCTTTCGTGCATGGCTTGATGACTAAAGCATTTGGCAACCTAGTTAAATACTCTCATCAAGTCGATGACGAATTTAAGTTAGAAGTGCATAAGCTTGCCGCTCTTCAGGCGCTTGAGTGCTACACGCAATACAAAGATGAATTAGCTGACTTCCTCAAAGAGCTGGAAGAACGTGGCGATAAACCTACAGAACTAGAGCAGGAGTTTATTGACCGACTTGAGAAACGAATCGAGTCGAGTTTTGGCATGGTTTGCCACCACACCGGAAAGCTTGAGTATTTAGAGGGCCAAATGGCGAACCGTCGATTAACCAATCGAGCAATAAGCAAGGTTATCGCTCAAACCACACAAGTCGAAGTTGATACCAACCTTAAACGCAAAGGCATTGCGTTGGCCGAAGCGAATACTGACAAGGCTAAGGCTCAAGCTGCGCTTGCTCGTCATGATCTCGACCAGAAACAACGTGAAGGTCTAGGCGACCATGATGATCTAGGTATGTTGCTAGATGAAGTTCAAGATTTGGATGACGATGAAATCATTCAGCGCTTCAAAGATAAAGGTGGAGTGTTGAACGATGATGAATGATGGTATTCAGCCGTATAAGGATTCTATTAATGGCCGTGGCATAAACCTAGTTATGCCAGCGCTTACCGATCAGCAATTCAAAGCGCTTTCACGGCCAGAGAAGCGCCGTTACTTCAGGAACTATATGACCTGTAAGGAATGGCGCTTAAACAACCTTTACAAGATAGAGAATGATAAAGGTCGCGTTGTCACGTTTCGAATGCGTGACGCTCAGAGAGATCTCTTTGAAACAGCCCATACCTTTGAATTGATTCTTAAAGCGCGTCAGTTGGGCTTTAGTACCTTTATCGACTTGTACGCGCTGGACTCGTGTTTATTCAATAAGAACTATGCCGCAGGTATTATCGCGCAGGATTTGGAAAGTGCTGGCGCTATCTTCCAGACAAAGGTTGTCTTTCCATATAACAATTTGCCTAATTACTTGCGTTCTCGCATTCGTGTAGTTCAACGAGCAGGTGGCGCTAACGGTGGCCGACTCAGTTTTTCCAATGGTTCACGAATCCGTGTTGCAACGTCATTCCGTTCCGGTACGTTGCAGTTTCTACATATTTCAGAGTTGGGCCGTATTTGTGCAGGTTACCCACAAAAGGCCAAAGAGATCCAAACAGGTTCGATGCCTACTGTTCACGAAGGTTGCAAACTCTTTATTGAATCGACGGCAGAAGGCGCGGCAGGACTCTTTTTTGAGTTGTGTAAGAAAGCCGAGGAACGAGCACATAGCGGAGTGAAGTTGGGTGCTAAAGACTTTCACTTTAGATTCATTCCTTGGTTCACTCATCCTAGATATTACTCACCATTGCCATTAGGCGGATTGAAGCTATCCAAATACTTTATTGAATACTTTAAGTCGATTGAGCCATTCGTGATCCGTCACTTGGGTAGACCGTTAACGGATGAGCAAAAGCAGTGGTATGTCGAAACCTATAACCACTACGAAGAGTACACAAAACAAGAGTATCCAAGTACACCACAAGAGGCGTTCTTAACGTCAGGCCGTCGTGTATTTAGCGCTCCTTCCTGTATGGCTGCGGAGTCAGCTTGCTCCAAGCCGTTGCTTGTCTATGACGTTAATCCAGAGACAGGCGCAATGTTTGATGTTCGAGATAGCGTAAACCGTGAAGGTAAAAGCGAGAACATGCAGAACGGACTACAGGGCTATTTGCTTATTTGGGAATTGCCTGATCCAGAAAAGGATTACGCCCTTGGCGCTGACGTTGCGGAAGGTCTGGAACATGGGGACAGAGGTTCAATTGATGTGCTGGACGAAACTGGCAATCAAGTTGCTCATTGGTTTGGTCATATCGACACAGATCAGTTTGCAAAGATTATCGCAATCATTGGCAAGATGTACGCAGGTAAAAACGGTAGAGCGGCCTACGCTGCGCCAGAACGAAACAACCACGGCCACGCCGTTTTAAACGTTCTACGCGATATCTATCCAATATCCAGAATCTACCAAGAAGAACACCACGACAAGGAAGATGAGGACGAAGAAACAGGGCGATTAGGCTGGCTTACCACTCGTAAATCCAAGCCGATAATTATTTCAAACTTAAATGAGCAATTGCGCAATAATACGTCGGGCATTCGATGGATCGGGACAGTTACAGAGCTGAATACCTACGTTTATGACTCCAAAGGAAGCATGAACGCAATTGAAGGCGCATTTGATGACCAAGTGATGAGCTATGCGATTGCGCTAGAAATGGTTGTTCGAATGCCTAGAACCATGACCAAGTTACAGCCACGCACCAAGCGATCAAGCGATTGGCGTACTAAGTGAGGGGAGAATTTATGGCTTGGAATGAAGACCATGCGGAGCATGACGGCAAGGGCTTTAACCTTGCTCAATTACGCCGATTAGTCTCAAACGTGGAAGCACAACCAAACTGGCGCGACCCAGCGCAAAAGTGTTGTGATTACTACGACGGCAACCAACTAGCGCCGGAAGTAAAACAAGTCTACGAAGAACGTGGACAACCGATCATTATCAATAACCTAATAGCACCAGCTATTGACGCCGTTTTAGGTATGGAAGCAAGAACACGAACTGATCTTGTGCTTGCAGCCGATGATGATGACGGCGAAGAGCTACGCGACGCGCTTCAGGAGAAGTTTAAAGATGCGTGGCGACTTGCACGAGCTGATCGCGCTAATGCCGACGCTTACGCTTCACAAATCAAAGCTGGTATTGGTTGGGTAGAAGTTACCAGAAATGACGATCCTTTCTATGGCGGCAGCTACAACATCAAGCCAGTTCGTCGTCAGGAAATGTGGTGGGACTGGAACGCTCAAGAGGCTGACTTGTCTGATGCTCGATGGTTGCTGCGTAAACGTTGGGTAGATGTTGACGAGGCTATTGCTCATTTCCCTGAACACGCCGAAATCATTCGCCAAGCAATGAATAATTGGGAAGACTTTGCAAACCTTGAAAGCTACGAAGAGCAAGACCAAGATTTGCTTGCTGCTTACCATGAATTTGAGAGTTGGGATCGAAATACGTCTGAATGGTTAGATCAGGCGCGTGGCCGTATTTGCTTACAGGTGATCTACTACCGCACATTTAGACGTGGTTATGTCATCGACCTAAAGAATGGCCGAACAGTTGAATACAACCCAAATAATATCGCTCAAGCCGTTGGCGTAAAAATGGGTACATTTAAACCACGAATTGCTACATGGTCAGCAGTACGCGAAGCGTGGTTTGTTGGTATCCATAGAATTGTTGATCGTAAATCTGTTGCACCGAACGGATACTTTCCAATTGTTCCGTTCTTCGGTTATCGAATGGATAAATCCGGCCAACCTTACGGCGTTGTAAGCCGAATGATTAGTGCTCAAGATGAGATCAACTATCGTCGTATGAAGCTTACGTGGTTGCTACAAGCTAAACGTGTCATTGCAGACCAAGACGCAACCAATATGAGCCGCGAGGACTTGCTAGAAGAGGTCGAACGCGCAGACGGTTACATTGAGTTAAACCCTGATCGCAAGAACAAGAAATCAATAAGCGAAGCTATCCAGATTCAGCAAGATTTCAATATTGCGAGTCAGCAGTTTACTGTTATGCAGGACTCAATGAAGCAAATCCAAGACGTTGCTGGTATCTACAATGCAATGTTGGGCCAAGACTCTTCAGCCACCAGCGGAGTTGCTATTAACTCGCTAGTAGAACAAGGCGCGACTACGCTAGCAGAGATCAATGACAACTATCACTATTCGAGAACACGAGTGGCTGATCTGTTGATGGCCTACCTAATCGAAGACCTAGCGAAGCAAAGCAATATCGCTGTAACGGTCAACAAGCAAGACGCTCATAAGCGCAAAGTCATTCACCTAAACGTGACCAATGACGACGGCACAGTGACCAACGACGTTAAGCGTTGGAAAGGTCATATTGCTCAAGCTCCAATCCAGCAAACTGCTACATTCCGCGCTCAAATGGCTCAACAACTAACCGCGCTAGTTGCTCAGTTGCCACCACAAATTCAAATGGCAACGCTAGATATGGTTATCGAGTTAATGGATGTACCTAACAAGCAAGAGATCCTGAACCGTATCAGACAAACTCTAAACATTCCAAAAGCGCCGGAAGATATGACGCCAGAAGAACAAGCAGCTATGCAGGAAGAACAACGCAAGAAGCAAGAAATGGCTGAAATTCAAATGCAGCAGCTACAAAACGAGGTTGCTTTAGGCGCGGCCAAGGTTGAAGAACTACAGGCCAAGATTGCCAAACTACAACGTGATGCAGAAAGCCAAGACGTTAAAGACAACAAGGTTGAGGCCGAAACTGCGAAAGTTTTACAGGAGGTCGCAGAAGTCAAAGCACAAGCAGATAGCACAGTTAATGCAATATTAGAGAACATCGACCAGCAATTGCTAAACCTTCAAATCTAAATGTAAGAGGTAACTAGAAGTGTGGGAACAAGTTAAAAACATTGTGGGCGAATCCGCCCCTTTGGTTGGTTCATTACTTGGCGGTGCCACTGGTAAAACAATAGGTACTCTGATCGCTGGCGTTCTTGGTGTCAAAGATACACCGGACGCCGTTATCAAAGAGCTGATAGAAAACCCTGAAGCTCTAACAAAGATTATTGAGTTTCAGAATCAACACGCAGTTAAGTTGCAAGAAATGGCGCTTAACCAGTTATCTATGCAGCTAACAGACACACAAGACGCGAGAGACGCACACGGCGATCACTGGATGCCTTCAGCGTTAACTCTGATCTTGTGTGTCATGGTGTCAGGTATGTTTTGCTCATTGTTTTGGTGGACGGTTCCAAAATCATACGAGCAACTAATTATCATGATCGCAGGTCAGGTAATGGGCGCGTTCTCAACGGCTATCGTGTTTTGGCTAGGCTCAACGATGATGCAGGGCTTAGGTCGAACAAAGCAACCAATGAAGTTTATGAAGTGGGGGAAGTAAGTAAATGAAATTACCAGCCGAGTTTAAGCCGAATACTGAAATTCAAGAAATGATGGAAGTGCTAGGTTGCACTGGCAAACGTGTAAAGCCTCAAGACATTGTTGATCGAATTGAAGAGATTGATTTTCAAACCGTCACGCTTGCAGGTAATAAATTCATGTATTGCGGTATCAAGATGAAAGGCGGCTTTGTTGTTGTTGGTAAACCAGCAACTTGTATCGACCCTGAAAACTGGCGTGACCAGATTGGCCGACAAGTGAGTTTTAACAACACATTCGAAGAGATCTACAAGCTAGAAGCTTACAGAAAGATGAGTGCATAAGACGTAATTGTTTGGAGAGAAAAGCCATGTATGACAAACGACTAAGAAGCTATCGACCTAAATGGTTCAAGACTTGGGAACTTGTGAGCAAAGCTGCTTATCAGGCGCGTGGTGAAAAGGCCATGCTTGGTATGGATGCTCGATTGCTGATCACTATTGATGAGCTGCGAACGCTGCTTAGTGAAATCGATCCGAAGAAAGCGGCGCTTATCTGTAACAACTGGAAAGCTGGTGGATCTCGTGGTTACTCAGGTTTGCGACTTGCGAGTGACAAACATTTCACTCCATTCTCTGCGCATGGCAGAGGGCAAGCTGTTGATTTAATTAGTAATCATTACACGGCTCAAGAGTTGCGTGATTTGATTATTAAACACAAAGACCGATTCCCTTATCTAACGAGAATGGAAGAAGGTGTGAGCTGGTTGCACTTGGATGTGTTCAACTTACCAGAAGATGCACCAGAGAATGCAATCCTGTTGTTTACTAAATCAGGTGAGACTCGTTACGCCTAGATAATCATCGAACGTTAATTTTTAGTTTGCATTCGTAAATTTGTGGTACATTTATCAGCAAATTGAGTGTGCGGCGAAAAACTAACGCAACACGAGAACATAAAAAAGCCAGTTAGCGCGATTGCGTTAGCTGGCTTTCTTGTTCGCAAGTGCGGCGATAAGCACAAACCAAACGCAAGCGCAGCGATAAGCGCACATGAGGGGATTATGACTATAGAACTTGACCAAGCACTATTAACTGGCAACGTCGAAGACATTGACGCACTGCTAGATGAAATTGACCTAGATGACGATTTGGGCGTTCTCAGCGGTGAAAATGACCAAGACAACCATTCGACTGATAACGAAATGGGCGTAGGCGAGGAAGATGAGGCACTACCAAGTGTTATTGACACTACTCAGCCAAAAGGTGACGCCAACCTAGATAAATCAGAACAGGGCCAAGAGCCTAAAACGAATGCGGCCAAAGATAGCATTGGGGTTCGAGAGATTGACGGCAAGCTCTACATTGAAGTTGATCCAGACAATGCAGCGGTAGCAAGTAAGGACGGTAAACATACGATTCCTTATGCAGTTCTAGAAAAGGCTCGCAATCAGGCGAGCGAAGCGTCAAGCCGTATGCAGGAGCTAGAGCAACAGTTAAGTGAAGCTACAACCGCCAAGGAAAAACTACAGCTATACACCAAGCAATTAGAAGAAGCTGGCATTACGCCTGAAAAGCTACCTGAAGAATTGCTGAACGATGAAAATGCACTCAATACGCTGCGTGATGAGTTGCCAGAAACGGCAGCAAATTTACTAACGGCGCTAGTTAAGCGTTTTCAAAGTAAGGCTGCGACCACTCAACAAGAAGCCAATGACGGAGTTAACGAAGTTACTAACGCGCTAAACGCTGACGAACTAACAGAACTTCGCACTTGGGAATCGAGTGACCGTGACCGTTGGGATATGGCCCTAGTTATCGACAACAAGCTCAAGAATGATCCAGCGTTCCAAGCCATGCCACTAAAAGAACGCTTTGCAGAAGTGCAACGCCGAGTGAAGGCCGCTTTCGGTGATCCGGTTCAAGCGTCAATTGATGCTGAAAAGGCACAGAAACAAGCCGAGCAAGGCCAGCAGCAACCTCAACAAACGGCAGAAAGACAAACCGTTGTACCTAATTCACCGTCTAGTCTAGGTGGTTCTTCACTGGACACTACGGCGGCAGCTAATCAGGCATTGTTGAATCAAGACGCACTAGCGCTTGAGCAATCACTTGCCAATATGTCGCCAGAGAAGGTTGAAGAGTTCCTAGCTCAAGCGGTGATAGCTCTAGATTAGTCGAGGATTTCATAATGACTACTATCACTAAAGCTCAAGCTGCTAAAGCGTTTGGTGCCGCGCTGTTTACTCATACGCGCCGCCAAAACACTTTTGTAAACATGCTAACTGGTAAAGCTCCAAAGGCAGTGCCAGCAGACCGCAACCGAAACAAAACTCAAACTGAAGCTGGTGCGCCAGTTGTAATGATCACCGACCTTACAAAACAGGCTGGTGACACAGTTGAAATGGATTTGTTCCACAACTTGGGCGGCATGCCAACGATGGGCGATAAAAAAATCGAAGGTCGTGGCGAGTCTCTATCAAAAGTTGAGTTTGAATTAGTCATTAACCAAGGTCGTCATAACGTCGATTCAGGCGGTAAGATGGCTCAACAACGCACCAAGCAAAACCTACTTCAAGTAGCTCGTACAATGCTTGGTAACTATTTCAACGATCTACAAGATGAAATCGCAACGTATCACGTAGCTGGTGCGCGTGGTGACTTCATGCCTTCCGATATGATTGTTCCAACTGCGGATCATCCAATGTTTGGTGAAATCATGGTTAACCCTGTTACCGCTCCTACAGCGGATCGTCACTTCTTCGGTGGTGACGCAACAGGTGTTGCAGAGATCTCGGCAGCCGACACGCTAACCCTAGCGAAGATCGATGAAATTGCGCTTTACCTAGAAGAAATGGCACATCCAATCAAGCCTATCCGCTTCGAAGCAGATGAGCTTTACGGTGAATCGCCTTTCTACGTCCTATTTGTTACTCCACGCCAATGGGCTGACCTATGGGCTGACGTTCAAGGCGCTGGCAAAGTGCAAGAGCTGATCGCGAACGCGGTTAACCGTTCGCAAGGCTTTAAGCATCCACTATTCCAAGGTGACCGCCTAATGTGGCGCAACATCTTGGTTCGTCAATACCGCAAACCAGTACGTTTCAATGCTGGCTCTAAAGTGAAAGTTGGCGCAGCAAGCGGCAACGGTACTGAAACTGAAGTTGAAGCAACTACCGTAATTGACCGCGCAATCCTACTTGGCGGCCAAGCGCTAGCAGTGGCTTACGGTAAATCTTCAAGCGGTGCTCAGTTCTCTATGCACACCGAGAAGGTTGACCATGGCAACGGTCGTGAAACGTCTATCGCTTGGATGAGCGGCGTTAAGAAAGTTCGCTTCCAAGAGAAGAATGGCCGAATCAATGACTACGGCGTAATGGTGCTAGATACAGCCGTTGGCGGTCTATCTAAGTAATAAGTGACTGGCTGGCTATCTAGCCAGCCTTTATTCATCGGAATCAAAGGAGAATTGCAATGGCAGTTAAAGTATCACCAGCCGTTAAGCAAAACGTCTATAACGGTACTCACGGTAACCTTTCAGTGATGTTTGCTGAAGTTCCGGCGGCAGAAATCAATGATTCAGTTATCGCGGCAAGCCTAGAGGCTGGCGTGAAGCTGGTGGAAGTGAAGATCCTTACCAACGGCGAAGCAGTAGCAAGCTTAACTGCTAAGGCTACTCTGAACGAAGCCTTGTTAGGTGATGGTATTCACGAGCCTCAAGTTGGCACCAAGTTAGAAGATGTGATCGGCACGGCTACGGCGGTTCCGGCTGGCGTATTGTCTTCGGATGCGGCTGGTTACTTCCCGTCAGAAGATGTTGCTGAAAAAGATAAGTGTCTAGTTCTTACTTTCGCAGGTGCCAAAGTTCCAGCAGACAAGATCCGTCTAGCGATTTACACCACTTCAGTCGGCACTATCTAAGATAGTCCACTCTGTTGAAAAACAGGCCAGTCAGAAAATTGGCTGGCCTTTTTTATATGTTCCGTGGCAATGGCCGCAGCTCAACACATCGAATACACATAAGGGTATTGACTATGACAGCAGAAAAGAAAATTGTTTGGATCGGTGAAAAGCCAATTAAAAAAGTAAACACGCTTGGCCGTGACTACTACTTTAACCGTGGCGAACCAACCAGCGTACCGGAACAAGTGGCGCACCGATTACTGCAAATCAAATCTTGTTTTGCTACTCCTGAAAGTGCTCAGTCTCTAATCGAGAGCCTACAAGCTGAAGAGCAAAAGCGTCAGCAACTAGCGGAACGAGCGGCGCAACTAAAAGCTGAAGAAGAGAAAGCAAACACTTGGCTCGTTATGGTTGATGGTGAAGTCGTCAACATTTCCAAATACACCAAGGCGAAACTTGAAACCGTTATCCTAGCAGAAGAGCTTCCAATTGATCCGCTAGCGTTGGAAGTTCCAGAAGGCGAAACACATGCGTCAGCTCTACGCATGGCAGTGCGTGACAAGCTACACGCTAAACACGGTATTCCAGAGGCTTAATGATGAGCGCACTATCTGATTTATATCGGTTAGTGCGCCAGCGTTGCGCTGGCGTTGTCGATATCATGATGGATGACGCCTTGCGCGACTCTTACCGCGAGTTTTGCGAGAAATCAGAGTTCCTAAAAACAAAGGTCAAATTGACCGCCGTTGTGTCTGGTGTGCAAATTCCGGTTGCTGGCATTCCTACCGATTCAGCAATTCTAAAAATTGACAGCGTAGTGAGTAATTGCGGTTCTCCGCTTTACGTCAACGACGACTACGTTTTTGATCCTGTAACCAACGAGTTCACATTCACGAATGACTTTGATGTGGTGACCGTTACGGCGGTACTAAAACCAAAGCTAAATTTCGATGAGAACAACCTTAATTCATACCTAGTTGAAAACTACGGCGAAGCTCTAGCGGCTGGCGCTGCTTACCGACTCCGACTACAGGTTGGCACAAATTGGTTTAACCCTGATCTCGCATTGATGTACGAGCGAGAATTTATCGAGGGTTATCGCCGCGCTTACCGACTAAGCAAAGACAACTTCAACTCATTCAAAAACAAAGTGCGTAAGCACAATTTTTACTAGAGGTGTATATGTCAGCAAATAACACTCCGGTCAAACAACTGATTGATGAAGCAGCTCGCCTTGTAGTCGATAAAACGATGATTCGATGGGATAAGGCTTTTTGGGCTGATGCGTTTAACTCGGCAATTCGAGCTATTTTGTCTATCCGACCAGACGCACTAACGGCCAATGAGGACTTTGTTTGTGTTGAGGGTTCAACTCAGACAATTCCGTCTAACGCTCGCTTTGTAGTTGATGTGGTTCGAAATAAAGGGGGCGCGGCTATTTCTGGAAATGTAAATCTCAAAATGCTTGATGATTACCGACCAGAGTGGCGCACTGAACCTCTTGCGCAAGCGGCCAAGGCTTGGCTCTATGATGACCGAAATCCAAACACTTTTTATATGTACCCGCCAGTTGAAGCTGGAACAACCATTGAGTGCGTGTTTGCAAAAGTGCCGACACCAGTAACAACCGCCGATTATGACTCAGATACTAAGTGCGAGCTTAACCCAGTGTATGACAACGCGATCATTGAATGGCTTGTTTATCGAGCATTTAGTGAAGATGCAGAGTTTACAGCAAACGCAGCGCGAGCAAGTACAGCGCTCAACGCATTTAGAATCATGCTTGGTGACAAGAGCCAAGCAGACACTATCGTTCAACAAAAAAGCGCAGATATCAAAAACCAACCACGCTAATTAATTGGAGTAAAGAACAATGACAAGTAGCTGGTATCGAAGAGGTACGGTAACTGTAACTGACGGCTCAAAAGAGGTTGTAGGCGTTGGTACGTTATGGATGGATGCCGGAAACAAGCCGCTAGCTGGTGACATTATGTTGATTGCTGGTGGTATTTATGAGGTTGAGTCGATCACCGATAACGAACATTTATCACTGTTCAGAGCATTTAATGGTGTTCCACCAGCAAATGGTGAGTATGCGATTATCCGAAATACCTCAGTGACTATTGCAACTCGTGTGGCTGCTATGGTTGCCTCTGCAATTAACTCAAAACAAGTGTTGATTGATGATCTTAGAGGTTATTACACATCGACGGCTGATAAGGTTCTAATTCATACCGATGACGGCTCAACTATTGAGGTTGTGCCACTTCAAACATTGGTATCTGACATTACAAAGCTAATCGATCAGTCGGAAAGCATTAAGGATGACCTTGTTAGTACCGATGCAGCGTTAAGCCTAATTCGCAAATACTCGAACGCCGCCCAAGGTGTGGAGGTTGAGCCAGGTATGTATTCAGCTAAGAGCTATGCTCTTGATGCGTCGGATACTCTGGCTTTGGTTAACAAGGCTAAAAACGATGTGTACGCGCAAGCTGGAGAAGTTTACGAAACCAAAACAGATATTGAGCAGTTTGTAAGTACATCAAAAACTGAAATTGATGCTAAGGCTACTGCTATTAGTAAGGCTATTGATACGCAAGCGACTACCGTTAAGGGTGAAATCACAGCTTTAACAAGCACTAGCAAGCAGGAGATCACTGCGCTTGCCACTAAGAGCAAAAAAGATATTACAACTCTTACTACAACGAGTAAGAGTGAAATTAACACCTTAGTTAGTACAAGCAAAACTGAAATTACGGAATTAGCCACCACAGAAAAAGCAGCCATTTCGCAGCAATCAACCACAGCAATTAGTGAAATGACTTCATTAAAACAGAGTGCCGAACAAGCTGCATCAACGGCAACGCAAAAGGCTACTCAAGCGGCTGCTTCAGCTACAAGCGCAGCACAAAGTAAAACCGATGCTCAAACCCTGAAAACGCAAACTGAAGCCTTAGCGAATGAAACAAAGCAAGTAGCGGAAGAGATTAAATCCGGTAGTTATGTTGGTTGGCAAATCTATTGCCAAAGCGAAGCAAACATGAAAGCTGCACGAATGCTAGCTAGTGAACAGTTTGCGGCTAGTGGTTTTGTTCACATGGGTACTCAGCATTCAGGCGGCAATACTGTTGGACATATTAATGAAGGGCTATGGTCTGCAACTGCGGAGAAAAATGTACTTAAAATTGGTCGTGGTACGTCTTCTATCGGCGGTAGTTCTAAAACAAATCATGCAGTTACCCATATAGCTGGTTTTATTTCTAGCTTGTATAGCGTGAACCGGAGCGATCCAACATATCAACCATGTGAAATTAAATTCCCCGAAGCTCCTAACGGTACAGTTGTTTATGACGCCACTGGTAATTGTCGTGGTTCAGGCAAAGCTACCCTAGACCTAACTAAGGATGTAGACTCTAAGTATGGTGATGTTGCTGGTTCAGTTAATGAAGCTGTAGCTCGTGCTTTTGAAGGTATGACCCAAAATGGTGACTTCCGTAATGGTACTCGTTACTGGAATACAAGTGCTGTTTCGACTGCTGCTAGTGGTGGAGTTACTGTTAAAGGTTCTAATACCAACATGGGTAAGGATACCAACCAGTACTACAATTGTATTGTAGGTAAGCAATACACTGTTGAAATAGTTTGTTCTGCTTATCGTGCTGGTGCTCTTACACTCACTAATGATAGTTTGAAACATCGTGCATTAGACGTAAATGGTGTAGGTACTTTTAAAACTACCTTTACTGCTTCATCAGACCCTAAATACTTTTTATGGTTACTAGGTGCTGATATGGATATTACTAGTGTTAGTGTTAAACCTGTATCAGAAGAAGTAGTAATCAACCGTGTAGATATGTTTGGTTTTGAGTACTTCTTAGAAGAAATCAGCAAGGCCAATCCATTTGTTTACCCTTATGGTTGTATTCAGTCAAAACTAACAAGCATCGAAGGGATTGCAACAAAAGAATCGAATCGTCCTATTACCTACTATTCGGTATTCGATGGAGATACAACCTCGAAGGGTAAAGGCGTTGATTTTTGGGCTGCAACTGATGCTCAAAAGAGAGCTTTAGTCTCTAATCCTGATCACAACATTTATTTACTTGATGATGGCCGACTTGTTCAATGGCGTGTGCGTCAACGTACTATTGCTGGTATTGGTAATGATAAGTGGTTTAACCTCAATCCAGCAGCTAGTCCTAATAACGTATATCTACAATTTACTTCTAGTGCTACTACTACAGCTAACTTTGTAAAACCTCAAGGTAAGCGAGAAGACTCTCAACCTTATGCATTATCACATGACTACACTCAAGCATATGGTTCACAGTCAGGTGGTAACACTAACAAAGGTATCTTTAAAGCAAATCATAAAGATCTTTATGGTGTAGATGGTCAATGTTATTTCCCAGTATGTGGTGTAGTTCCTAGACTGAACCAAGGTGCTTACCATCCTAGCTTTAACCCTATGGGTGCTAAACTCATTAAAAATAAAGCAGATTCAAATCACGGCTTTTGGTATGAGAGCACTGCAAACCAACTTACCAACGTGCAGCAAGCATTTACTTTAGCTTCTACCGTTGCTAATTCAGGTGCTATTGGGGGCGTGTCAGGTCGTCCTGATGGTAAGTTCTACGATGCAATCTATGCTTCAGGTCAAGGTGGTGTAATTGACTACCGTACTCCTGCTAAAGATATGTCATCTAAAGAAGAAGCAGCTAAGATCTTCCAGAAAGTAGTTAATGGCTCTTACCGTGGTGAAGAGTTATTAGTACATACAATGCCTAGTGTATCTACCATTATTCGTAGTGGTGTTTATTCTGGTTATAGCTATGTACGTGTACATGGTAAGTATGCCCCTCCTTCATCTGATCCTTCATACACAAAAATGAAAGGTTTCATTATCTCAGAGACAGGAATTACTTATGAAATCTTCACGGCTTATTCTAGTAATGATGGTTCAGAAACAGAATGGCAAGTAAGACCTATTGGGGGTTTCGGTACAGTTGATTTAACTTCTTTCAGTGCAGGTAAGAAATGTTATGCACTTCTTCAGAAAGATACCAACATTCCTGTATCAGGTGACTTCTCTCAAGTAGATGTGATTGGTGAACCTGCTAATATCCTTACTACTCCAGCATTAGCTAATGGTTGGTTAGGTAGTTGGATTCCTGTTATCCCTGATGGAACTAGTAAAAATCATCCATTAACACGTAAGGCTATTACATCCTCGGTATCTGTTCAGATCTCGTCAAATAGTGGGGATAGTTGGGTAAATGCAGACAAAACCGCTAACACCACTACCAACACAATGGACAATCGTTTTACCGGTGCGACTGAAGTTACACTTTACACTTACACAGCCTTTGCTAAACAGACTAAGAGTTCTGTTAAAAAGAAAGTCCTGAATGCTTATGAAGGTATTGGTAACGTTTGGGCTACAAGTGGTTATGGTAGAGATAAAGATTGGGGTGTATTGCTTCAAGAGTCTTTGACTGGAAAGGTTGGCGTAAGCGACAAGACAGACGACTTAGCTTATCAGTTTACTTTGTCTAGAGTTAGCATTCATTCCGCATCGCATATTGTTGATGACTCAGTAGGCCGTAAGCCAGCTCACAGCCCTTTGACTATTACAGCTCCTAGCAATAATAGTAATGGTGTTAAAGCTCTATGGTATCAAACTGCTGCTAATCAACAGTGTTCATTGAACTTCGCTTGGAATGAGTTGGTTTACAAGCCGTTCACCAATCCAATTGTTGACACTGGTGCTCAAATGCTTCGTAAGCGTGGTGCTATTTATCTTGTTAACGTTGCTGGAAGTGTATTGAATGGCAGACTCGTTATTTGGAATGGTAATGAGGCTAGTATTCCAGTGGACTATACCGCTTACTATGTTGACGCAAACAATGTGATAAAAAGTAAGTCTTCAAATGCAGTAAGTACAATTCAACTATATACAGGTGACGGTTGGGGCGACGATTCGACAATTCGAATCATTGATGGTATTGGAACATTCATAAACCTCAATGGCGATACTTGTCTATATGGTACGCATGAGCTGGCAATTCCATACGGTTACATAAAGAATAAAGCTCGTGCTGGTTCTCAAGTCAGTGGGGTGGATTTATGATCATTGATACCGACTACACGGCCTTAACCGATATTGATGAGAATATCCGGCATTACTATGCTGAAGATATTCGAGAACGAGTGATTGACTACACAGAGGGGGAGGAACCTTCCCCTATAACCGAGCAATACACGGTCATTGTTCTTAATAAGCCTGAAGAGATTACTTTTCATGATGTAAACCAAAGACGCGGTGAGCGTAAGTCTTGGGAGCAAGTTGTTAAGCCAGAGCTTGAACGAGCAATTGCTTGGGAAGATTTTCAAGTAAACCACGATCAGTATCTTCAATGGCTGGTGGATGTAGAGAACTTTGTTCCTGAAATCACTATTGGCGAAGATGGTGAAGAAGTTGCCACGTTGCCACCAGCGCGGCCAGTGATCGATATGCAAAATCGCCGCGCCGTTTATGAAGTGATTGAAGTGCCATACGACGCTAATTATTACACTCATAATGGTGAATACGATTATTTGGTCAATGATGAAGAGTTTACTGTTACCAAGACGCCAGTTGTCGAGAGAAAGCCTGACAATGTGATCGCGGAGTTTCATCGGAACAAGGCGCAAGCTTTGCGAGATGAAATAAAACTATCAAACATTTTTATTCATGGATATGAGTTCCAAGTTCGCCAAGTTGACCGGAACAACATGGATGAAACGCTATGGTATGCAGAGCGCAATAATATGCTGGATAAAGAGACGGTCTGGATTGCAGCAAATAATGAACCTGTAAGACTGACGTACAATCAGATCCAGCAAATTAAAGATGCTTATGCTATTCGATTGGAAAAGCTATTTAATCAATACGCCACTTGGACAGATGGGGATATGCAAACTCCATTCGAATTTTTAGAAGCCTAAGATTCTCGATTGGTGATTTTTGTTTTCAATCGAGAAAGTGTTTTTATTCCGAGTTATTATTGGTCAAGCATTGCAGTTTATGACGGGGTGCGAAAGTGCCCCGAATTGAAAGGGGCGAAAGATGTTAGAGAAGTTACTAAACAACAATCCACTAGGCGTTGTGATGTTGTGTGCTTCGATAGTTGGGACTGGCTATGTGATGAATTATCGCTTGAACAGTATCGAGACGACTCAGCAAAACATTGGCACTGATGTAAAAGATATTCGCCAAGATATCAGCGCTCTACAGGCTGATGTTGCCGGATTGAAAGCCGTTGCTGATTACAAAGAGAGAGCAGGTAAATAATGCCTAGAATTAACGTCGCTACTTTCTTTGGAGAACGGCCAAAACAGACGCCGAGACTCCTGCCAAATGAATACGCCACAAAAGCGGTAGATTGTCAGTTTCCGGTTGGAAACCTTCAGCCTTACCTTGGCTTGAAGGACACTACTGAAGGCTTAACGGAAAGCCATAAAACGGTTTATAAGTTTTTAGATTGGTGGTTCAAGTGGAAAACTGATGTTGATGTGGTTGTGTCGCCAATTGTTGGTGACCCTTGGAACCGTGTTTATTTTACAAGTGATACCGGAGTTCGCGTTACCAATAACCAGATATTTAATGGTGTTGGTGATCTTCCCGTTGACTCTTATCCATTAGGAGTGCCAGCGCCAGAGCATGGCGTGACAGCAAAAGTAAATGCTCCAGATCCTCTACCAGAAGAAGACGAAGCAGCCGACGACGAAACTCGTTTTTATGTCTACACGCTTGTTAGCGAACAAGAAGAGGAAGGGGCGCAATCTCCGATCAGCAATCAAGCTGAAATTAAGTTCCCAGAGAGTACGGTTACGCTGACATTTCACAGTGAAGGTGCTTTATCCGGCAATATCACTAAACGTCGAATCTATAGAACGTCAACAGAGGGTGGTGTTTCTGACTTCTATCTGGTTGGGGAAATTCCGATTTCACAAAATACGTTTGTGGATGATAAGTCAGCCGATGATCTTGGGTTCCCGTTGGAAAGTGAAAAATACGAAATGCCTAACAAAAAGCTACGGTTTTTAACCCTAATGCCTAACGGAATTATGGCTGGTGGCTATGACCGAACTGTTTGTTTTAGTGAGCCGTATTTACTTCACGCATGGCCTGTAGATTATCAGCTCACAACAGAGCACGAAATCGTAGCAATGGAATCAGTGAGCAATATGCTACTGGTTGGCACGAAAGGTTACCCTTGGGTGTTCCAAGGTATCACCAGTGATGCGATTAGTGGGCGAAAGCTTGAGTCTATGCAAGCGTGTGTTTCCAAGCGCTCTATGAGAAATATCGACAACCTAATTATCTATGCGTCTCCTCATGGCCTTTGTGCGTTCACTGGTCAAGACGTTGAGCTAATTACCAAAGATATTATTGACTCTAAGCAGTGGGAAGCATTGGAGCCAGAAACCATTGAAGCTTACTACTACGATGGAAAGTATTTGGCTTTTTACGGAAAGGCGCTTGATAAGTCGTTCATATTCGACCCTAAAACGGGTGGTATTACGTTCCATTCTATAGGTTCAAACCTTGGATTTACTGACTTAGTGACAGGTACGCTTTATGTTCGAAGCGAAGATGGAACAAAATTGGCTGAATGGAACAAGGGCCAACCTAAAGCGTATGTTTGGCGTTCTAAAGAGTATTACGCCATGTATCCAACACTTAGTACGCTGTATATCCGAGCGGAAGATCCGGAATTGGTTGGAATGAAAATTATCGTTGATGGAGTCGTCATCAAAGATTACGAGATAGGTACGTTAACTGATCGACCTATACGCATTCCACCAGCAAGGGGCAACTCATGGCAATTTGAAGTTTATGGCACTGGAATATTAGAAGAGGTGATCATTGCTTCTAGTATGGCAGAGGTTTACGGGTAAATGGCAGTTCGTACATTACAAGGCGGCAAAAAGCTAAAGGGTAAATTCCAATCTATTCCCCACAAGAAAGGAAGTGACGCTGTAATGGATGCAGTTGCCGACAACTTGGAACAGTTGATCGGTATGCGTGGCGAGGGCGGCAAAAAAGCCGTCCTTTGGGAAGATATGAAAAAGCTTGGTTTTGCTGACTACAGAAACGGCAAATTACAGAGCACAATTAATATCCCAAGTTCGGACGGCGGTAGTGGTGATCCGATTGTTGGTGAGGAAGTTCAGACGCCAACTACACCACAAAACTTAGTGGTTAAATCTGGCTTTGGTATCGCACTACTTTCGTGGGATACCGCGCCATATAAAGGCCATGCTTACACCGAAATTTATCAGGCAAGAGAAAACGTTTTTGCAGATGCGATTGTGGTGCAAACAACTCCTTCTAGTGTTGCATCAATACCGATTGAGCCTACAGGTGATTATTACTATTGGATCAAGTTCGTAAACCTAAAAGGCGAACGTTCAGCGATTAACTCAATTAATGGTACTCATGCAAAGAGCGTTGTTGACCCTCAATATTATCTCGACCTTATCATAAAGGAACTTGAAGGGAATCCAGACTTGATTCCTTTGCCTGAAGCACTGGAAGCCATTGATTTTTCGTCGATTCCAGATGCAGAAACCGTGGATAATATTGACGTCCTTTTAGCTGAAGCGGCTATGGAAAACGCAGTGACGGTTGATAAGGAAAGCGCATTGCGTCGGGAAGGAAACCGAACTTTAAGAGCTGAAATTGAAACACAATACTACACAGCCGTTGAGACTGATCGGGCTATTGCGATTTTGAAAGAAACGGTAACCTCTCAAATTCAGGAAAATGAGACGTCAATTCTTTCTCAAATTAAACGCGAATACGCAACTAAGGTTGAAGTTGACAACGCACTGTCAGCATTAAGGGAGTCTGTTAAATCAGAAATTGAAAACAAGGAAGACGTTATTCTTGCTCAGGTCGGAAAAGAGTTCGCAACTCAGGTGGCGCTTGATAAGGCAATATCGACGGCCAAGTTAGATATGGAAACTAAGTTTGGTGAGTCAATTTCTGGTATTGAGCAAAACTACGCGACGAACGCCAAACTAACGTCAGCAATTTCTCAACTAAATACGTCGTTGTCAGCGTCAATTGAGGGCGTTGAGAGCAATCTATCGACCAATTATAAAACATGGGCCGATACTGAAAAAGCGATCAACATTGCCACCAATGAAATGTCATCGAAAATAGAGGGTGTTGAGAGTAACTTAGCCAACAACTATTACACTGAAGCGCAAACCGATCAGGCCATTGCTAAATCTGCTTTGACATTGCAATCATCAATTGATGGTGTTAGCTCGAATCTATCCAAGAACTACTACACAAAGACGCAAACCAATCAGGCGATTAGTACCGAGATTGGAAAAGTTAATGCAACGGTTAACGGCGTTTCATCTTCAGTCACACAGATTAGTGAAGCATTGGCCGATCTTGATGATGGCTATTCTGCGTTGTGGGGCGTTAAAACAAGCATAGGTGGAATGACGGCTAGTGTTGCTCTTGTAGCCAAGTCTTCCACTGATACGAGCACAGCAAACGCAGAATTTGTTGTTAAGAACGCAGGTTTTAAGGTCGCTTACGACAAGAATACTGGTGGTACAGGTAGCAACAGCATCGTTCCGGTGTTTGGCACTATCAAAAACCCAGCCTATCAGGATTGGGTTAACGGCGGCCAAGTTGGTACAGCTCCGCCAAAATACGTACTCGCAATAGACACTGCATCAATCAAGGTTGCAGACATTAGAGATCTGGTTGCTGGTGATGTCGTGGCAACAAGCGTGCAAGCAAATACAGTGATCGCAAACGTAACGTTACGAGCGTCAACGATTAATGACCCGAACAGCAAGTTCTATGTGAGCGCGGCTGGTGTGGCAAAAATGGTCGATGCTGATGTTTCGGGGAAAATTACCGCGACTTCTGGTGTGCTAAGGAACGTTACGATTACTGATTCTTGCGATATTCAAGGTCGTCTCAATGTTAATCAGATCGTTGGTGATGTAATAAAACCTTATCCGTACACGGTTATGAAGACAGAAAGTACTACAGGACTAATTCAGACGCTCTACTCAGTAGATATTCCAATGGCTACTTGGGATCGTGAGGTTGTTTGGGGGAGTGTGTATGTGACTACGTTCGGTGCATGGTTTGATTTTTTAATTAATGATGAGGTTGTTCATACTCAAGATGTTGGTGGTCTAAGCGCTCAAAACTCACCGATCTGGCGGCATAGTCTTCCGGCTGGTAAGGCTTATAAGGTTAGTTTGCGTGCAAGAAACCACGAAAACAATTCTTGGCATGTGTGGAACTCATCTGGATTAGTGCTCACCTACAAAGCTTAGGTTTAGTGCTTTTGGAATTGCGCCATTTTGTTAAGGCGTTCTAGATCGTTCAGGGGTAAAAAGTGCGGTTCGCTAAAGTTGATCACAACAATTATATCTACATGCTTGTGAGAAAGCTTGTTTACGTGGCTGGTCGTGATGATTTGCCGGATTTGCCGAAAGAGGTGATCAGTAAGTTGGATAGTGGTGATGCACACTTGTTTGTTGGTGAGCGTTGTGGCGCAGTTTTGGAGGTGACGCACGAAGATAACGAGATAGTTATGTATGTGGTTTTTGGATGGTCTGATAACGGGCATGGCATATCAGATTACATCAATGCGTACTATCAACTTGCTAAAGATGTGGGAGCGGAAAAGATTGTTTCATTGGCTCGAAGAGCAGGTGTGTACAGGCTTTGGCGTGCTCACGGATTTAAAAAAGTAGGGTACAATGAGCAAGGTTTAATCAGGTTTGAGAAAAGGCTGGTAAACAATGGGTAAAGGGCCAGAAAAAGCAAAACCAACTGCCGATCAGATTGCAGCAGCAGAAGTAGCAGCTAAAGAGTGGAATAGATATCAAGAGGTGTTTGTTCCAATTGAAAACGAATATATGCGTATAACCGAAAAAATGGGGGACGAGGCAAACTACGAAAAAATAGCAGGAGCGGCCAATACAACGTCGAATAGTGCAACGAGTTCGGCTGTCAATCAGACTCAAAAACAATTGTCGGCATCTGGCTTTAATCCAAGTTCAGGTAAGGCGTCTAGCGCTTCAAACGACATAATCTCAGGCTCTAATGCCAACGAGGTGCAAACTACTGCGCAAGGCCAACACAACGTAACCGAGCGTTTTACTGGCAATCTTCAAAACGTAGTTGCAATGGGGCGAGGTCAGGCGACTCAAGCCACGGCAGGGCTTAACGATATTGCGGCGGCGTCAGCGCGTAAGGCCAACCAAGCTGCAATTGATGAAGCTAACGCCGTATCTATTCCGGCGGCGGTTGCTGGCGCTGGTGCCTCTTTACTTACTGGCACCGATACAGGCAAAGAGATGCTATCAAGCGCTGGACAGGGATTAAGTAATTACTTCAAACCAGATACTTATAAAAGTATGAAATCAGACGATGGCTTTGCGCCAATGGGCGGCGCTAGTTCATACGGTTTAAGTTAAACGTTAGGAGAAAATAATCATGCCTCAAGAGGGTGAATTAGGTTATTACAATCCAAATACTGGCCGTTCAGCCGCGCCAGCCACAACCTCTCCAACCGCCAGTGTTAAAAGCGATAATCTTTCAAACATGATGGTTAACGCTTATGGTAATCCTGAATACATATACGCGAATCTTACGAGAAAGCAGTATGAAGATTACCTAAACCGATTCCAAAAGTATGAGAACCAGCTTATTGACTTTGCTATGAGCGATAAGCTGCTAAACAACCAATTGGAGCGTAACGCCGAGAACGCAACTAAAAACTTAGAGCAAGCCAATATCAATGCTGCAAATGCAACTAGAAAGTATGGTTTAGGTGATCTTCGAACTGATCAGCAAAAACGAAACTTGGAAATGAATAACGCGCTTGCGCTAGCTTCAACTAATAACAACACTCGCCAAGCCATAAACGATTTACAAGTCGGATTGATGACGGGTGTTTCGTCAGGAAGCAGAAACTTAATTAACTCAGTTGGTGGAGTTTAGGGGGTTAATATGGGATACGGTCTAATTGATATTGGTCGAAATAACGCGAGAAGTTCGCTTGATACTTATAGAAATCTTTCTAACCAAGAGCAACAGCGCAAACAAGTGAACGAGCAGCTTAAACAGCAATACAAGCAAGGTATTGCGTCAGGTATCGGTACTGGTGCAACTCTAGGTGCAACAATTGGTAGTGTTGTACCTGTCGTTGGTACTGTTGCTGGTGGTGCAATTGGTGCCGTTCTTGGTGGTCTAGCTGCGTCGTTTTTTTAGAGGTTTTTTTCATGGCAAACGTTATTGGTAGTTTTAATGAAGGCGTTCGAGTTGGTGCAGGATTAATTGACCTACACAACCGCCAGCAAGATCGTGAGTTGTGGAGACAGGAGCACAACGAAGACCGAGAACGAAAGAAAATCTTGCAACAGCGAGAAGATATTCGTTGGCAGCAAGGGCTTGAAGATCGAGAACAACAAAAGTTACAGCGTAAAGATGATCTAGATTGGCAAGCCAAAAGCCGAAAACAACAAGAAAAGCAGTGGGCGCAAGCAGAGCTTACATTTAAGCAGCAACAGGAAGAATATAACCATAAGAAAACACTTATGGAACGCCAAGAAGGTTTTCAAACAATCTTCCTTCCAGCGATTGATAAGGCGATTGCCAGCGGCGATTTTTCCTTAATGGAGACGCCGGAGTTTGCAGATTATGTAGCTAAAAACCCTCAATTTGATGTGAACAACATTCTTGGTAGTGATGCTGGCAAGGCTTTAGGTGAGGCGGCGACTTTGTTCAACAAAATGGCACAAGGTGAAATGCCAGCAGAAAATGACCCAATGTTGATCAATGCAGTGGAAACATTGATGCCTGAAATCACCAAGGCAAAAGGTTTACCTACGATCTACACGGATAAGGATGGTAAGCAACACCAAATAGTTGAGAGAAAAGTTTCGGCAGTTCGAATCACTCAAGGCGGTGGCGCAGTTATTGAGCAAGATCTAACTCTTGATAATGGCAAAACTGTCACAGTTCCGGTTACTCAAAACCGAACAAGCAAGCCAGATGACAATATCTTAGTTGTGCCATTGTCGGAGTTTAGTAACCGAATGAAAACCATGATTGATACTCGTCAGCATTTGAACCGTGAAGAGTTGAACAACTGGCGTCAACTTCAAACAGGTCGATCTCTGAACTTCGATGAAAATGGCAATGTTGTATATGGTGGCCGTTCTAGTCGATCTAGCTCTAGTGGGCCATCTTCTTCAATGACTCAATTAGCGAAGCAACAGCTATCTGAACAAAACGGAATTAATAGTAAGTATGATGAACAGATTGCCAAGCTTGACCGCAGTATGTTCGGCAATGAAGAAGATTATCTGAATGAAATTGATCGCTTGAACCGAGAAAGGGAGAGGGCGCTAGATCGTCATACAATGATGTACTTGTCACTTACCGGTTATGACCCTCAAGGCTTAGCCAGAGAGCAAGCGCAAAGTAAGGTAAGAGAACGAACGCAAGAGTTTGTTGAGTCGTATCCAGGTTATGAGTTTTCAGAATATGCTAGATCAAAAATTCAGACTGATCTGTTGAAAAATCCAACCGCAAAGCCTAGTGAGATAAACGAAACTATTCAAGGCATGATTAAGGAGGGTAAACATGTTACGAAAATACCACCGAATGAAACACTGATAAGTAAGTCTCAAGAGTTTGTGGATGATGAGAAGAATGCTGCTGGACAGAAAATGGAGGAGCCCTCCAGACGAGGAAAATTGGAATCACTGAGGGAAAAAATCATAAACTCAGATGGAACTTATCAGGAAAAGCTAGCAGCAATTAAGGCGGCGAATTTGAGTCCTGAAGATCAACGACAGGCAATGGACTGGCTTAACTATAGTGGTTTTTATAACGCCGCTGACAAGCTAACAAGTAATGCTAGAGATAACTTAAAAACTCAGACTCAACGAGTAGAAGAGCAGCGTAAAAATGCGTCACCAGTCGCACGATACATGGCGTTAGGTCTAGGAGATCTGTAATGTACTATACAGAAGAGCTCAAGCTAGAATTATTAGTTACGGCATTATTAGCTTTTTACCATGGTTAGTTACTTTGAGGTAAATATGGATAAAATTCTTAAACTTGCAATAGAGGATGCGGAAGTTGAGATTGGTAGTTCTCGACACGGCAGAATATTACGGCCTGTAGAATTTACGCATCTACAGCCTTTTACAGATACATCACGTACAGAGTCAATAGGAGTGTTCATTAACAAAGAATGTAAACATGATCGCGACCGAGCTCACTATCAACTTGCTCATGAAGCTATTCATACTCTAAGCCCAGTAAAATATGAAGAAGTAAGTTGGTTGGAGGAAGGCGTTGCCGTCAAGTTTTCTCATGATTTTTTGTTGCGTAAATGCAGTATAGATTGGCCTAATAGTGGTGAAAAAAAATACGACGTAGCAGGCAATAGAGTCAGAAGGTTATTAAGATATGATCCTGATGCTGTAAAAAAGATTATGTCTCGCTTTGGGCGTTTGTCTGGTATTTCGGCAGAAGAAATGAAAGAACTATTTCCAAGAGTGCCGACCCGATTAATTAACGCATTGTGTAGGCCATTTAATATTTAAAATAAGGCCAGCTAGTGGCTGGCCTTATTTTTCAGATAAAGAAAAATATTTTTTCTTTATCTGGCTATTTAAATTGCAATTCAAAATTTTCCCCCTTAAATCCAATTTTGCGAATAGAACACCGATGAGTAGAGGGATTAACATGAATAAAGATTGGAACGATATTACATTGCCGCTTATATATGCATTGATAGAAAGTGCTATTAGGGGAAATATCATAAAACAAAGTGAAGCGACAAACGGAGAAGATATATTTCCTAGTTTAAAGTAGGCCACTATACCTCCCACACTAGCAAATATGCCAAGATAAGCAACAGCCATTATAGATTGAGGTGAAAATGCTAAAATATTTGGTTTTTCAAATAGGAATGAACCAATTAAAAGCAGTAGCGAAGCAAGAAAACTTGGCATTACGTTGTAGGTAATGACTTGGATTTCAGTGCAGTATTTTTGTACTAAAACATACATAACAGCATGGATCAGTACCGCAATACTCAGGGCGGCCGAACCAATAAAGATCGCTTCTCCTCCGATATCAAGTTCATTTGATAAAATCACACACAAGCTCGCGACGGCAGTAAATACACCCAATATTTGGTGTGCAGCTAAACGAAGTCCAAGGAAGATCGTTGATGCCATCATGACCGCAATAGGCATGTTGGCAAAAATAATGGAAGCTAATCCTGATGAGATAAACATCTCACCTGTAATCATTAAGGTAAATGGGATAGCAAAATAAAAAATAGAGACTACAACAAACCAGTGCCCTTTACCTCGTGGAAATAACAATGGTTGATTGAATGCTTTTGCCAAGAAAATCAAAATGGTAGAAGCAATGAGAAAGCGCATACCTGTAGCAAATAAAGGGGGGATCGTCGACACTGCTACTTCCATTGCAAACCAGGTTGTCCCCCAAATTATGCAAACCGAAAAAAATAACAATATTGTTAGCTTGTTTTTAGACATATTAATACTCATTATGCTAAATGTAATGACAATTTTTCTATGAATACATCCGCCTGTTGATGGCAGATTAGGTCGTGCTTATCTGAACTTTTATATTTAAGGAGCAGTGTCTTGTTAATGCTGGCCTCCATGTCCTGAACAGGCATTAACGTAGCGACAACATTTTTATCATTCAATCCGAGGTGTGTATGTGTGAGTAAGGAATTGTCAGTTTCAGTATTTAAAGAGGAGGCCAAAAGGAAATAGTGTTTTTCTTTAGGGCCAATACCGGAGACTTTGCAGTCGAGGCAAAATAAAGCCAGCTAATAGCTGGCTTTATTTTGTTTTCTTTCGGTGATAAATGTAATCAATCGATACTTTTTAAAGATATAATTTCATCGTCTATTTCCTATTTAGTATTTAGAGGGGATACCGATGGATTTCATAGAGGCGAGACGTCGAGTAGCAGAAAGAGAGCGTAATCGAAACACATCAACGTTTGGTGACGTTGTTGATATGGCTCAACAAGGCGCTTTGCAAACTTTGGCTGGTGCTGCGAATTTCGTTGGCGCAGAAAAGGCAGCAAGTTCATTAGAGAATTGGGCTAATGAGCAATACGAAACCTTATCGCCTGAAATGCGTGAAGCCATGGCGAAAGATATCATCAATGATGATATGAGCTTTGGCGAAGGTGCTAAAGATTGGCGTACATGGTTGGGTACTGCGTCTAATGTGCTTGGTGGTATGGCTGTAACCATGTTGCCAGCCGGCGCAGCAGGTAAAGCAGCGTCAATGGCAGGTCGAAGCGCTGCGGTGTCCCAAGGTGCCAATGTCGGTACTAACGCACTTCTAAACTTGGCGGCTGGTAACGGTGGTCAAGCCTTAAATGTTCAACGAGAAATCGAGAACATTCCTTATCACGAATTAATGGATTCTCCACAGTTCAAGCGTTATGTGGCCGAAGAAGCGGATAAGAATATCTCTGATGAAGAGGCGCTAAACAACGCTCGTACTCGATTGGCCCAAGAGGTTGGAGATTCGATTAAAACCGACCTTACTCTAGGCATGGTCAACCTGATCGGTGAAACGGTAGGTGATCAGGCAATGGTTAAACTGCTAAAAGGTAGTTTAGGCAAAACAATCAAAGGTGCTATTGGTAAAGGTGTACTTGCTGAAGGTGGCACCGAGGCCGTACAAGGTGGCGTTGAACAATACCGCTCTAACGTTCATACCAACGAAAAGATGGACGTTGAAGGCGACAACTCCGAAGGCGTTGGCGCGGCTGCGCTTGAGTCTGGTTTAGTCGGTGGTTTGATCGGTGGTGGTTTTGGTGCGCCTAGTGGTGTGGCTGGTCGTTACCGTCGTCGTAACTTTGAAAGCAAGATTGAACAAGCGATCAATCCAGAAGTGATTTCGCAATTGCGCTCGGTTGGTAAAACAGATCAAGAGATTGAGGCTCTTCTAAGACCGAAGATTGAGAACCGCGCTCTTTCTATGGGCTTTGATGCTAACGAATCTACGGCTTTAGCACATCAAGCGTTAGGTGCTGCAATGGGTAAAGTGCCGCCAGCAGCAGAGCGTCACGCAACGGAAGATCAAGCGGAAGCACAACAAAGTGTTGAGCCACAACAGCCGGAACCAGTACAGCCACAGCAAGCGCAACCACAACAACCAATTTCTGAAGCTGCAAAACAGCAAGAGCAAGCGCCTGTTAATCTGTTCTCTTCAGACAATCATGCCGATCTAATCCGTGACGGCCAGCAAGCTGTCAGCGCAATCAAAACTTGGGAAAAACAAGACCGAGGCAATGATTACGCGAAGCAATTGCGTCAAGACATGAGCCGTTACTTGGCAACTCTTAATACAGATCTATCCATTGAAGAACGTCAAGCGGCGCAGCGTTCAATGAATTCAATTTACAATGAGTTCTTGAGTGCTATTGGACAGAAACAAAAATCACCAGTTGATAATGAAGTTGCTCAAGCAGAAATGTTTGATCCTGAAACTGGCGAAGTAATGGCAGATTCAGAGCTATACCATTCTCAAGATGCTCAACGAGATAAGTTTGAATTGAGCCAATCAATTCAACGTGGTGAGCTTGGTTTTGTCGATGAAATTGCAGCGCAAGACGAAAACTTTAAACAAGGCTTGCAACGCGCCATGGAAATCTCACCAGCAGCAGTGCTTCAGACTGCAAAAGCGCGTCGTGACGGAAGCATGAGCCAAGAGCAAGCGATCAGCGCTTTGCAGCGTGTCATTAACTCCGAAGAGCTAAAACAAGTCGATCAGTTACGCCCAACTGATGAAGAGAGTTTTCTGCGTGATCAGCAAGCTCAAGAGCGCAATGCTCAACAGCAACTAGAGAATCGCGGCATTCGAACCAATGGCTATCAACCAAACGTTGAGGAAACGCCAGAGTTTCAACGTAATCAGGCGCGTGTTCTTCAAGGTATGAGACAACAAGCTCAAACCAACTCGTTTGCTGGTGGACATCAACCAAACGGTGAGCGTGACGTTACTCCGTTAGCAACGGGTATCGAGAATCAACGAGTTTATGATGCGCCACAAGTTGAACACACGTTGAAAACTAAAGAGTTAAATCAGTCAGTTGCAAAAGAACGCTTTGCTAAAGCAAAAACAGGTAAGGCAGATAACCCACGTTATCAAGCGTACCTAGATACTTTGGAATCGGAAGAGCTTGAAGCTATCAATAGCAATGCTGGCTATATGTCTTGGATCACTCATCGTATTGCGGATTTCCGAGATGAGAACGGAATGAAAAAGAGCGCTGATCTAACTTCTTCACAGCATAAAGAGTTTGATAAGTATCTACGTGAGTATGCTGATCGCCACTTATCTGAACGAGTGAAATCAGAACGCCAAAAAGCAATCGACTTGACAAAGAGCGATCTGAGTGACGACAAGCCAGAGCCTACGCAACCAAAAGCTAGCAAGGCCACCAGCAACGAAACTGATGCGTCTAAAGCTAAAAAAGGCCGTTCTCGCCCAAGTGGAGCGCGTGAATATCTAAAAGCTATCAACGCGCTTCAAAGTGGCGAGTACACCAAGGAAGAGGCAATTGAGCTGATTGATAACTACATTGATGATGTTCCGGCTTTAGAGGAAGAATTTAGCCAATTCACGAAGCCAGCTATCGGCAATTTCTTTGCTCAAATGGGCCAATGGATTGATACAAGCTTGCGTAAAGACGATCTAGTTAAGCGAGCGGTTAAAGATATCGGCAACCAGTTTGCTGCTATTCAGTCTGATGGTGGAATGTTTGTAGTTAAATCACCTTCAGCTATGCGCAACATTCTTTCTGAAATGAGTGATGCTGACTACAACAAGCTTGCTGAGAAACGAAAACAACAAGCAATCGAGCGTGAGCAGGAAGCCGAGCGCAAGAAAAAGGCTCTTGATAATCCTCAAACACTTGATGATTTCCAAGCCTACGCACGAGCTAACGGCGGCACTATTGATGCCTTCAATGACCAGCAGCTAGCCGAGTTTGACCGTCTATACACTGAAAATCAGTTAAGCAAACTAGCAGAGCAAGAAAAGCGCGAACTAGAGCGAAAAGCTGAAGTTAAGGCCGTTGAAACTGACGGGACTATCGAGTTGAGCAAGGTCGATGTTCTCAACGAAGCTAAAGGTGAACAACGCTATGGCGCTGCGTTTAGCGAAGTTGATAGCGATACTTTCAACGATATGAGAGCCAAGGCGAAACAGCTAGGCGGTTGGTACGCACGAGCTTACAAACCTAAAAACTTGCCAGCTCGTTTTGACTTTAAATCTGAACAAGCGCGTGATGATTTCCTATCTGTAATGGGCGGCTTGAACGTTGATCAAAGCGAACGAGTTAAACAACGCGATCAAGAGAAAACGAAGTCGAAAAAAGAGAAGCAAGTTGAAGCTCTACGCGAAAAAGCGGCATCACTACAGGCGAAAGCTGATGAGTCAAACAACGCACAGCGTTTGACTAATACTTCTCGTCGCGCAGCCATGGCAGCAAGCGCAGCGGCACGAGCAGATAAGCAAGAGGCGCAAGCGAATATCTTGCGTAAGATTGCCGATGGCGTTGAATCTGGCGAGTTCCTACTGCTAGGCAACTTGACTGATATCAGCCAGCTTGAAGAACTAACAAGCGTTATGAACCGTGTTAAATGGGATATGCCTGAAGATGTTCGAGAAAAACTAGCGTATCGAGATCAGCAAGGCAACTGGCATTTAAAACCAGAAACTAAGTTTAATCAGGTTGCTCGTTACGTTCGTTTTCCAGCGCCGAAGAGTACGCCAGCGTCACTTGAATACATTGCGCGAGAAATCGAAAACCTAGACGGTTACAAGATGACGGCTAAATCTATTCGAGCAAACATTAAAGGCTTGAAGGAGCACGAGAGCGTTAACTTGAATGGTGCGCGTTGGGATAAAGTTATTCCTAAATTGCGCCAGCTAGCGCGTAGCAAATCAAACACTGTTTACCGTGTCGAGCACATCAACGAGTTATTCAAGTCGCAAGATCGCTTAATTCGCATGGGTATTAAAGGCGATATCACGTTGCGCCAAGCATTGCGTGAATATGAGCAAGCGAACAACGGAAAAATGTCAACGCAGAAAGAAAAAACACGCTTACAAAAACTCACAGAGAAGATTGAGGAAACTGTACGCGGTAACCGTAATGCGTTTAATGACTTCTTCCCAACTCCTGAAGCAGAAGTGAAAAAGCTCATTGATTTAGCCGATATTAAACCAGGTATGAAAGTGCTAGAGCCAAGTGCTGGTATGGGTCACATTGCCGATCAAATTGCAGCTCTAAATGGCGTAGATCTTGATGTTGGTGAACTTGCTTTCACTCTAAGCGAATTACTTGAAGAGAAGGGGCACAACGTTGTTGCTGGTGATTTCTTGGAATATAACGCTGGTGAAATCTATGACCGCATTGTTATGAATCCTCCATTTAGTAACGATGCAGATATTCACCACATCAACCATGCGCTAACGATGCTAAAAGATGGCGGTAAGTTGGTTGCTATCACTAGCTCAATGGCTGGTAATCGTGGCAACACAACAAATAAAAACTTCCGTCGTTACCTAGATGAAGTTGGTGCAGAAGAGATCAACCTAGACGCTGGCGCATTCAAGAACAGCTTGAACCCTACTAACGTAGCAACAAAGATTATTGTCATTGAAAAACCAGCGAACGATCAGTACGACGATATTCGTTTCAGCAAGGCCAGCGAAGTCAACAAAAAGCCTTCCACCAGCCTATCGCCTGAAAAGGTTACTCAAGCCGCTCAAGATTGGATTAACCAATACGACGGTTTGAAAGGTGCGAATGTAATGGTTGTGCCAACTATGGCCGATCTGCATGAACTGGTTGAAACTGAATCCAATGCGATTGTTAAAGGCGCATGGTTGTCCGGTGATAACCGTGTTGTGCTGGTGGCAGAAAACTTGGAAAACGTTGCTGACGTTCGCCGCACTTTGCGCCATGAGTTTATTGCTCACAATGGCCTATACGCAAACCTAGACGTTGCTCAACAAGCGCAGTTAACCAAGAAGGTCAACAGCCTACGAAACGTTAACTCTTTGAAAGGCATCTTTGCCGAGGTTGATAAATCATATCGAACCGCACCGGAAGACGTAAAAGCGGAAGAGGTGATCGCTAAGATTGCAGAAACAGAGTCTAGCGTTTCTCAACGAATCTTAGACAAAGTGTTGTCTTGGGTGCTTGGTGCATTGCGTCGTTCTGGCATTTTGAGTGCAGAGAAAATCACGCTTTCAGAAGTGCGCAACATGATCAACAACGTGGATAGCGACCTTCGAAAACCTAACGGAATGACCACGCTTTCTAACGTTGTGCGCTTTAGCCAAACAATCTCAAGCATGGATGAGGATTTGGCGCAGCAAGGCGATCCAATTGTGAGCATTGCTGATGCGTTGGCAGCGAAGAATGAGAGTTTCTACAAGCAAATGCTTGGCAAGATCAACGTTCCATTTATTAGCAAGCAGTTTGATGCGCTTAAAAATGGTGGTTGGGCGTTGTTAAACCTACGCCAAATGGCTGAAGTAGGTAGAAAACGAGTAAGCCGTGAGGTTGGCAACATTCTTGAGTCGTATGTAAACAACAAAGATTTGTTTACTACACGCAAAACAGACTTGATTGAGAAAGTTCACAAACAAGCTGATGCCTTGAATAAGTTCCGTAAGGATAAGCCACAAGACGCCGAAGCTACCTTTAGTTTGTTGCACGATGCGACGTTGGCCGATGTTGACCCGTCAAAAGAGTATGTTGACCAAACTGATGAGAAGAAAGCGCTACTCAAAACACTAGCGAAGCTTTACCAAGAGTACGGCGGTTCGCAAACTAAGCGCGGTTCTGAAATTTGGCAAGAACGCCAAGCGCTAGAGCGTGAGATTAAGAACGAGCCGAAACTAAGACTTAAACACAAGGCATTACGCGAGAAGTTCCTACAGCTTTCGCCAGATGCTCAAAAAGTCTTTACCGATGTGCGCGATCACTACATTAGTCATCGCGAGGAAATGGATAAGGCGCTAGAAGAGCGCATTACTGATCTTGCCATGGCTGGTAACAAACGAGCAGGTGAGAACACTTACCATCGTTACATGATGGAAAAATCACGCCTTGGCTTCTATGTTCCGTTGGCGCGTTTTGGTAACTACTGGATCGATGCCGTTGACCCAAGCGGTGAGCGTGTATTCCAAATGTATGAGACTGAAAACGCCATGATGAAAGACGTTAAAAAGCTTCAGGCGGCTGGCTACAAGGTTCAGGATGATAAGAATGCGAACTTAGAAGTTGGACAAGTGCGCTTTGGTCTAAAAATCCAAGAGAGTCGCGGCCTAAATGGTGCTAGCGCGTCATTCGTGAGCGATATTATTAAGGCGATCTCAGGTGCGCAAACTAACGACAAGGTGAAAGATCAGTTAACTGATGAAATCTACCAAATGTATTTGCAAACCATGCCTGATCGTTCAATTCGTAAATCATTCATTCACCGTAAAGGTGTGGCTGGTTATTCAGAAGATGCGGCTCGTGTTCTAGCAGATCAGGGTGTTCGCCAAGCGAACCAACAAGCGCGACTAGAAACAGAGAAGCGCTTCACCGATCTAATGGAAGAGTTGAAGATTGCCACGGATAAGAGCAATAACGTTTCGGCGTCACGCTTGTATAACGAAATGGTTAAGCGTCACGAATGGATGATGAACCCACAACGCGCACAATGGGCGCAAGCGCTAACTGGTTTTGGGTTCTTCTGGCAAATCGGTATTTCACCAGCGTCAGCGATGATCAACTTATCCCAAAACTGGCAGATTGCTTTGCCTTACATTGGCTCACGTTTTGGTTTTAAGGAAACAGCGGCGGAAATGGCAAGTCTATCGGGCCTATTTGCTAAGACGTTCGTTGCTAAAAAATCAAAAGCTGGCTTGCGTGGTGATATGGACATGACCAACGGCATTTTGGGAGACGTACTTAACCAAGAAGAGAGAGAGGCGTTACGCCACGCGATCAAAATTGGTGCTATCGACGTAACTCAAATGGCCGACTTAACAGGTATGGCAGAGCAAGAGTCGTCAAACTATACGGGTAAATGGGCGAAAGCACAGCAACTAATCGGTGCGCCTTTCCATTGGGCCGAAGTAATGAACCGTGAGGTTTGTTTTATCACTGCTTACCGTATGGCGAAGAAGAACGGACTAAGCAAACAAGAGTCACTTGATTACGCAACTAAAGCGACTTGGGATAGTCACTTTGACTATTCGAGCCGTAACCGCGCTCGATTCATGCAAGGTGACGTTGCGGCGGTAGCATTGCAGTTCAAGCAGTACAGCCAAAACATGACTTACTACTTGTTTAGCCGTTTCTTTGATTCAATTAAGGGCGAAACGCCAGAGGTGAGAAAGGAAGCGCGTAAGCAGTTGCTTGGCACATTTGCCGTTACGTTTGCCATTGGCGGTCTAAACGCTCTACCAGTCGCTACAATCGCGGCAATTGCTAATATGGCCTATGCAGTGGCAGGTGATGACAATGAGCCTTGGGATGCAGAGACAGAGCTAAAATCGCTACTTGCTAAGACGTTCGGTGAAGATATTGCGAAAGGCTTGTACTACGGTTCAATGCCTAGCGTTTCAAGCCGAATCAACATTGATTTGCTTCGCCTTTGGGTACAAGAATCAGACGCACAAGATAGCGTTGGTGTTGCTGAAAACATTCTTCAACAGGCGGCAGGTGCATCATTTGGTATTGCGGTATCTTGGGCGCGTGGTTTGGACTACATGACAGAAGGCCAATACTTGCGCGGCGTAGAATACATGACTCCAAAATGGATTAAGGACGTGTTTAGAACTGCGCGATACGCTTCAGAAGGTGGCACTGTCACAAACCGAAATGGTGAAATTATCATTGATGATGTGACGTTGTTTGAACATGCTCAACAAGCGCTTGGTTTTACTCCGGCTCGACTTGTTCAGCAGTACGACACAAACAGCGCATTGAAAGGTTACGAACGTCAAGTTACTCGCCGTCGTCAAAGCTTAATGAATGCTTACTGGCTGGCGGTACGCACTAAGGACAATGATGGACGTAAAAGCGTGCTTAACAATATCCGTGAGTTCAACCGCTCGGAATGGGGCCGACAAAACCCGATCACCAACGAAGTTTTAAGCCGTTCGGTGAAGCAACATTTCAAAATGGCGAGTAAATCACAGAATGGTGCGCACTATAATCAAAAATATATTAAGTTGCTGCAAGAGCAACAGAGTTGGTAGTTTGAGTGGCGCGCTATGCGCCACTTACAAAATGACAGACTGCTAGGTGCGGTAACTATTTTGAGCCGAACATGCCCTTTAAGATTATGACCATCAAGCCGATCACAGTTGCAAGAGTTGTTGTGATGAACGTTATCATCACGGATGCAGGAATTTCTTTCCCATTGTATAAGAAAGACGCAATGTATAACCAAAATACCAAGGCAGAAAAAATAGTAAACTTCTCCATAAATGAGAAGGTTTTGCCAGCCAACTCCCTTCTTAGCACAGTGTTGTTTTTTGTATCATCTATACTGGCACGAAGTTTGTCGATTTCTGCCTGCATTTTTTGAATTTCTAGTTGAAGCTTTAACTCAGCAACCTCATCAGACAGCTCATTTTCATCTTGTAGTGATGTTTCCTGAAAATCCGCAATTACACTGATATCTGAAATCATAATGATGAAGCTTGTCCAGTAGCCTTGATTTTCTCATAATGTGTGCGGATTATGTCATTTGGCATTACCGCATTATAAGTTGCATTTCCACAATGGTCATACCAAACCTTATGCCAAGGGCTGCCTTCTTTATGTGTAAGTTCACGCAATTGCCAACCATCAAACTTGCCAAAGTTTTTATAAGCGCCTGCTATGATCTCTTTTTCTTCTAGAGTGAGTTCGTCGCAAGGTGAAATCTCTTGGTCAACATCAATATTGCCGTTAATGTATTTTTTGTACCTATGATACAACACTGGTATTACTGGGCCGTGTTTCCATGCGTTTACTTCTTCATCGAGTAGCGGCTTTCCGGTATACCCCAAAGACAAGCCATGAGCAGTGTATACAAGTTTTTGTATCTGCATGTTTGTAATATCTCTTTGGCATTCTTTAGCTAACTTTAAAAACTCATTGGCTACACTTAATGCTTTAGCCATGTAGCACCTCCATAAAGTAACGCTTAAACGATGATAACTATATAACAGTTAAGGGTAATTCTGTCCAGCAAGAGAGGGGGTTGATTAGCAGTTTGCTTTTTGATTTTCTAGGCTTTTACGGCATAATTTCTATGCATGAACTTGCACCAATCTTGCTGAACACGGCAGAGAGCTGCACGTGAAATGCCATGCTAATTATTTACACATGAAGCGTATTAATGATGAAGAAGTATTTGTTTGTATTAATATCCATATGGGTATTGTCTGGATGCCAAACGATAATTAAAGCAAACCAGTATGCTGTGTTTGATCCAGAAGCTTATATTTTCCTAAACACTCCTGTTGTCGTATCTACCGTAGACGAAGATGACCTGGCATCTAAATTTTATGTACGTACAGTTGTTGACGCTCTCAAAAAGCGAGGTTTTTCTAGCGTCTACTCAAGTCGAGAGGCGGCTGCTAATAATATTACACCTCGCGCTGCTGTATATATTAGATTGGAAGAGGAGTTTGACTCTTTTACGTATGAATCCCCAACTTTAGGGCTGGTAGATAGTGGTTATTCCACTACAAATTGTTCGGGATGGGGATTATCTACCTCTTGTAGTACGACAAATCAGAAGGTTCTTGGTGTGACAGGTTATTCGACTATAAGTGAAACACTGGTTTATCATTCGTTTTCTTTGCATTATTACGATCTGGATACCAACAAGAAGGTGTTGTTTTCTCTAGGTTCAACATTTGATCAATCTTGTAGTCGAGAGTTTTTGTATAATTTTTTAATATACGAAACAATTGCTCGTATAGATTTCAATAAACCTGTTGATTATGAATATAGAGTGAAATTGCCTGAAGGAATTAAATGTAATTAATAGCCTCGAGATAAAATAAAGCCAGCTAATAGCTGGCTTTATTTTGTTTTACATCAAGCTAAGACGTTTAGCTGCAATAGCGTTGATCTTAATAATGTCTTGATTGGTGAAGATTCGGTTGTTGTTCATGTAGTGCATAAACTTCTCTTTATTACACACAAAAGCGTCATCGGGCACAAACTGGAGCCCACTTGCTCGTCCAGCAACCACGTCAATCAACACTCTAAAGTTTACATGCTCTTTCAAGTCAACGAAGTCTTTGTAGAGATTTGGATTGAAGTTGATGGAGTTTTCGTTCTGTTTGGTTAGCTTCTCAGCCATTAAGTTAAAAGCATTGATGTAAGCTTCTTTGATTATGGCAGCTTTCTTTCCGGTAAAGCCCATCACCAAATACATGAACCCATCTTTCGTCATTTGATAAAACGGTTGGAGCTTGTTGTTCTGTAACTCATTGTTTTTGTGGCAAAGCGTAAAATTGCGCCCTGTAAAACCATGCGAGCACTCCAAGTTTCTGATTTTACGAATCACGTCTTTATGTTGTTTGTTAAAGTACTTAGCGACCAAAAAAGAATCGGTGACAAGTTTATTTGTTTGAGAGATAAAAACGAGATCTTCTGGACGATGTTGTTCGATTGGGAGTGTAGTTTGTGCTGGCATAGTCGCCTCCTTTGTAATGACATTTAAATCACCACCAAGAGGTACTAATCTGCTGGTGGTGAACTGAACAAGGTTAGTACTACCGCTACAAAGGAAACGGCGCGCCGAAGCGCCCTTATCCAGTCCACCATAATTTGGGCGCACTGAATCACGCAATAAAAAACCAGCGTAAAGCTGGCGTTATCACGCCTTTGCAATTGCGGGGTACTAATCCCGACAACGGATTTTGCCGTTGCCCGAATAGAATAATTACCGTTAGGCGTGATAGTCAAGCTTTTTTGTAGCATATCATGTTGAGTTTTTAATGAAAAACATATTTGTATCTGATTGTTTATTTTGGTTTTCGAAAGTTTATTTTTGATTATGTATACTGGATAAATATACAGTAACTATGTAGTATATTGCTGTGAGCTACTAATGCGTGATGTAGCTATAACTTGTTTCTAAGAGTTGTGCGTGAGGATTTAATGATGGAGCAGTTGACTATCAACTTACGAGTTATCGCCAAGTTAATGGAATGCGATGTTCTTGATGATGCCACAAAAGAGTTCATTCAGTGCGCAGTAATGAAAGCAGCCCTTCTTCTAGAGGAAGCAAAGTTTACTAACATTAGTAAAAAAGATGATTCTTGATGGGGATAGCTTTAATCTATTAGCTAAAAGGGAACGCGAAAGTGCTCCCTTTTTTTGAGTGTGTAGCTGGTGGCTGGATATTGTGTATATAAGTTTTACTCACTTGCGCATTGCCTCTCAGCCAACGATAATGACCACATTATCGTTTCGTGTTTGCCCGATCCTTTTCTTAAATCACGCCGATTTGTGTGTATATCGGGGAGCACGAAAAAATACAGTGTGTATATAGGCGTGTATATGAGTTCATGTGCACACTTTTTGAGCGCTGTAAAAGTCTATATAAAACAGAGGTTTAACAAGTTGCCATCCCATTTGTCAGAAATATACAAAG